CGCCATTAGTTGTATTATGAGTTGGAGAGCCAGCTAAAGTCATGTCATTATTATTACCAGAAGCATCTGCAAGAGTTGTACCTGACGTATAATTAGCTGGGTCTAAATGAGCTATTAATCCATTAGTAGGTATCGTAAGAACTACCTCTGCATTGAGGTAATCTGCATCCATGCTCCAAACGCCAGAGTTCTTTTTGTTTTGACTCCCAGATGTATAGCTATCAGTAGCCGCATAGTCTGCTACACGACCTATAAAACCACCATTATCATGCACACTGTTCTTCATGTCTTACTCCGATATAATCTCGTAACTACAGATAACCTGTAAGTCTCCATCGACACTTGCTGTTGCTCTAAGTGCATCACCTTCTTCTAAGTATATTGCACTGTCTTTGCTTATAGCTACGAGAGTAGCATCTGCTGGCACTGTGACTGTGCTTACTATCTTGTAAGCTGTGCTAGACCTATACAAATCAAGAGTAATATCAGCATCGTTTGTGCCATCTATGTTAGCAATTATGACTGAGTTTATCTTTAGTAATTTACCTGTTGCCGCAGTTGTTATTGCTGTGGCTGTTGTTGTTGCCGCAAGTACATCTGTCTTGCCTGTTATAGTTGCAACACTAACTACATTTGGTGCAGTCATTTTATTCTCCTGTTATTATCCAAATACCATTGCCATAGCAATTGCTTTACCTGTTGTTATTCCACCGCCAGCAGAAGCAGTATTGTCACTTGCTGGAGTCCAGTTTGTCCCATTGTATTTTAGAACTTGTCCACTGCTAACTCCTGATGTGCTAACGTCACTTAACCCGTCTAGTGTAGAAGAACCTCCACCAGAAGCCGCCGCCCAAGTTAAACCACCAGTATTGCCAGATTGTGCTGTTAGGACATATCCGTTTGTAGGCGCATTGCTTACCTTGAGGTTTGCTTCGTCTACTACGTTATCAGCTATTACTGTTGCTCCATCACCTGTCGATGTGACTTCGCCTGAGTGATTAGGGTGGGTGTAACTAGTCACATCTGAGGCATTAGCTAGAGCAACCCAGTTGCCGCCGTGTGCAAAGTAACCCTTGCCTGTTGCGTGTACGTGAGCAAACATGCCGTGATTGTCTGTGGCTGATGGTAAGTCCCCCAAAGTAGCATACATATTACTAAACAGAACCTTGTTACCATCCATGTCTAAGTCTGCACCAGTAACAGCAGATATTGCATTAGCATTTGTGTATGCTGTTGCACCTGTGGCTATGCCATTGAGTTTTGTATGATCAGCATTGGTAAAATCGTTTGTCGTTAAACCACCATCGCCTATAGAATAGGTTGTATCGGTAAACACTGCGTTTGAAGGTACAGATTTACCTACAGTAAAGCCTGAAACAGAAGTTGCATTGATACCTAAAGCATCTATGTCACTTTTAGTTTGGTCTGCTGTTGCACTAGCTTCTATGCCATCTAACTTAGTCCCGTCTGAGGCTACATCACGTCCATCAACATTACCTGACACAGTTATATTACCAACGACACTTATCCCGTCACTAACTGTACCCATTTTCCCAGAACCATCGTAGTATAGGAAAACACTACCATCAGTATCGCAATAAATATAATATTCATTATTAAATAATCCAGCAGACTCTTTGGCAATTATTAAGTCTTGTCCTATTAGCTTTAAATGGCCTTCACCAACATCATGTATAACACTGTGGCTTCCATCATGGTATATCTCTAAGTCATTACCCGTACCAAACTTAGCTTTGACATTATCTCCACGCAGAACATCACCCGTCATTGTGCCACCAGATAGGGGTAAGTGGTTACTTAAATCAGCATCGTCGCCATCAGCACCAGCGGCTCCCGTAGCACCTTGAGCACCCGTAGCACCTTGAGCACCCGTAGCACCTTGGATGCCTTGGATACCTTGGGCTCCTGTAGCTCCAGTTGCTCCGTCAGCTCCGTCCGCACCAGCGGCTCCTGTTGCGCCTTGGATACCTTGGGCTCCATCTGCTCCATCAGCACCATCAGCTCCTGTAGCTCCTGTTGGTATACCAAAAGCAAATGCACCTACGCCGCTATTGGCTGTCACAGTTGCTGTTGGACTACTTCCTGAAGATAGTGATGATACAGTTACTGTAGCATCTGTTATGACATCTACAGCTTCAGCCGCATTCTTAGCTACAACAGCCGCGTCTTTAGCTGCTACAGCCGCGTCCTTGGCTACGACTGCCGCGTCTTTAGATGTTGTAGATGTTGTTGCTGAAGTTGATGCACTTGAGGCACTGTTAGCCGCCGCTGTTGCACTGTTAGATGCTGAAGTTGAGCTGTTAGCCGCCGCTGTTGCACTGTTAGATGCTGAAGTTGCGCTGGCTTCCGCGTTTGATACTGATGCGTCAATAGCATTCGATTGTTCGTTAGTTACTCCAGAGTTGTTGTAGAAACTGGTCTTTGATGCCATTTGAATTAATCCTCATAATAGTGTGTAGGTCGTACCACTTGGTTGACACCTGACTGCTCAGAACTGTTTGCGTGTTCTTGTATCTCAGCTAGGAAAGACCCTGACTTCTGGTCAAAGATTGCCCCACGTTCATCTAAAAAGTAATCAGCCGCATAAGAAAGGGCTGTGTATGTAAGAAGATCAGATGCAATGTTAGTTAGCATGTTTGTATCGCTGTCTGATGCCAGTGGGTCTTGCTCTGCATAGTAGTTTAGGTAGAGGTTCCCAGTGCTAGGCATAGGGTGTATCTTTATGTTCCCCTGCTCACGGCAAAAGAACCTTGGTGAACCTAGTTCTCCAGTCTTTTGGTACTGTACCATCTCATGTAGAGGTATACGTGTTAATGAGTTACCATCGTAATACAATTCGATTACCTCAAGTAAATCTGAAGGCATAACCAAAGTTGCTACGCCCGTTGCGGAAGTCACATCGTATGTATTTTGTTTTTCCATTGCTGGGACGCGGAGTTGTCTTTGGATTCTAGTGATTGCCTGGTCAATGAAGGTGTCAGCCAAAGCATTCGAACAGTCACTACGATTTAGAAGAGCAATAAAGTGTGCTCGGATTTCACCTTTGTTCATTGGTTATTACTTTCTTTTCTTGTGGATGTTTGCGTATAGCCCTGCTTTTGCCATCTGTTAGACCCTTTTATCTGTTGTAAGGAACATATCTAAGTCCTCGTTTTTTAACTTTCGGACAACCTCTGAGCCTTTAGCTTCCCAGATGTTAAACCCTTCTCGCATCCATTTTTCGACAACGGCTGTCGGTATAGACGCTACTCGCATCATATCTCCTGTAGGCTTCGAACTGCTTTGGTTTCGAGCGTCTTTCAGATCGTCTAAGAACGATTGAGATATGTGCTGCGTGTGTTTGCCTAACAACTCTCCATGCTCATGTATGAAGTTTGTTTCGTTTTGTATTAACGTTGGCTGGTGTTGTTTTTTGTTCTGATTAGTCATTGTGCTACCTTTAAAACGTAAAAAGGCCACCCAGAGTGACACAAAGTAAGGAGAGCAAAACCTATGTGTATCTCTGGGTGACCTAATTGATAAAGACCTATTAGTGGTCTATTTTCTTAGACTTATGACAATCCTGTGATTGCAACTGAGTCTGCAAAGTTAGTGTGCTTACAAGAAACTTCACCAACAATGTGATGTCGATCTGAGTCACCATTCTTAGCAAGTAATGTGCGTGTGAATGGACGAAGCGTACAAGTTTTAAACATTGACGGATCGATCAATAGAGCGTGTGTTGATTTTAGCTGGCGGTTAAGCACAACTCTGTATTCGCCGTATGGGCTACATTACGGCACCTTCACCTAAGTTCGTTAATCTTAGATCGTCTGTTAAGACTGCTCATGCTTTCACATGAGATGAGACTATATCATCACTGCGTGTTGCAGTGTCTGGCGCTTCCACTCACTTGAGTGTACTTCCTCTCGGAATAGTCGTTGCACCTTCCCCATTTTACTGGGGCTTGGCTCAGTATTACCTTATCTCTCGACGTAGGCTTCCACTGAGTTCACCAGATTTAATGTACGCTAGCCACGTCAACGTACAGATCAATTGCATTAACAAGTGTCTTACCTTGCGCGATCTCACGATTACGACCAGATGCTGCTGAGAAACCAGCGACTATTTGGGCATCGCCGGGTTTTATCATAAAAGTATTTACGTCTGAGCCGTTTGTGTAAGCAGTTTGACCAGCTTCCAATAGTTTTGCTTCTGTTAATCCATCGGTAGCATTACTTCCGGCATCGATCGTTGTAGTGATTTGGTTTAAGAAAGAAGTCATCTTCCGCGCAGCACTTGCTGAACCAACTACAGTTGCCTGGGCTACACCAACTAATGCGTGTTCATAGTCACGTTTAATCTCCTTCAACTTCTTCGCGAGATTCAGTGCAGTTTCGGTTTTTCTTCCATAAGTGGCAACAGCGTCTGCTGTAGCGCTGATCTGAAACCCTTTAGTTAAGATCTGTGTAGTGTTTGTGCGTTCTACTTGTGCGTCCAATGCAATCATGGTCGCATCCGCGCCTTCTAATGCGGCGTTCACGGCTGGTGCTGCAAGACTGTCCTCCAAAAATGAGAATGTACGTGCAGATATCTTTTCGTTTTTACACATAGCTTGCATCGGCGTATCAAACGGGCTGATGGAAACCAAAATATCTGAGACGTCCTCTTTCTGGCCCACAGTTGTGTATGAAGTGAGTAGGGTCATGGTATTGTATTCCTTATGTTTTTTTGAAAATTAGACAAGATTTGATTAGTCTTTCCAGCCACTCATAAGAGCTGATGCAATGTCATCTAAATCACTATGACCGTTTAAGTTTTTTATAGCTGCTTGCCGCTTTCTTTCGGCAGATGCTTCTTTACTTATTGGTGCTTTTCTAGAACTAAGAACTTTGGTCTTACCGCTTTTTGACTTCGTCAGTTTGGCTTTTGCTTTTTTGCTTTTAGCGGACTGTTTTGATTGGTCGTAAAGACGTGCTTTGTTAATCAACATAATGACTTGTGGGTCAGTGTATTGGTCAACCTGTTCTTGTGGAAGTCCCGACTTTACAGCGTAGTTACGAATGTCTGAATAGAGTTCGTTACCCCAATCTGGCAGCTGCTCCTGGAGAACCTGGACGCAGTTTGCGGCAGCTTCTTTGGCTTGTTCTGCAAATTGTTGCTGTTGTTGAGATACAAGCGTGTTACTTTCCTCTTTTAAGAAAGTTAAGTCTTCCTCTGCTTGCTTTGCGTCTTGTCTCAGTTGGGCAAACGTATCTGGATCCATCTGACGACTAGCTACCAACATGTCTATGTCGGAATAAGGTTTAAACCTTGCTTCGGCGCGTTCTAGTAATTTTTTATATGACAACTGCGTTTGTGCCAGGCTTTCGTCTGACTGTTTGCGCTGGTTGGCTAAATCTTGAGACTTTTTGGTTAAAGACGCTTCTTGACCATAGAGCCGTTTCAAATCCTTTACAGATACCTGTTTAGACTCACCGTTGACATTGATGTCTACAATCTGATCGTCTGAAGCTGCTAGAGGTTCTTCGTCATCCTCGTCTTCGTCTTCATCATCAGTTTCGCCATCTTCGTCATCTAGTTCGTCTGTGTCATCAGGGTCATCAAGGTTATCTTCGCCTTCATCGTCCTCTTCAGTGTCTTCATCTAGTTCATCCTCATCTACCTCTGTCTCGTTGAGATTTTCGGATGTCGCATCTTCGTCTTCAGTATCTTCGGATAGGTCTTCACCGTCCGTCCACTGACCTAAGATTACATCTGCCGCTTCATCTATATCAAGATTTTGCGGCTGAGAGTTGTCATTTTGCACGTTGTTATCATTCATGGTGCTGGCTCCTCTTGGCTGGTTTCGCCGTTCTGCTGCTCTACAATGCTGTCACGCACTTGAACTCGCTGTTTTAATGTATCAACCACGTCAACGAGTGCGCGATAGTGGCTGTATGCATCTTCTCTTTTATCCTGGTCGCCAGGTTGTGTGTTTACAAAAGACTGAAAAGTTCTTTCGACCAGTTCGTTAATGACTGAGTTAAAAGCAGCACTCTCTAGTATAGTGCGTGCTTCATCCCCAGCCACCACAAGTTGCTCTTCTTGGGTTGGCATAGTTTTTGCTTCCTTGGTTAGTGATTATTAGCCGTTAGGGCTTGCTATAGCGCGAACATCGTCGGCTTTACGTGCAATCTCTAGTTCTTCTAGGTTGACGTATTCTTTGTGCTCAAATTGTGTTTCAGCTAGATCCTGTTTGTCAGACTGAAGAGCAAATGCTTGTTGTGCTTTTATTGTGTCTAACTCATGTTTCATCTGACGCATTTGTGCATCTAATTGGACTTTCATTTCAGCAACGGCAGTCTGTCGCTCTTGAAGTTCCATTTGTTGTTTAGCCATTTCCATTTGCATTTGTTCATTTGGATCTGGTTGTGCTGGCGGTATCTGTGCTGGGTCAGTTAAGAAGTCAGCAACGTTTTTAATACCTGATTTATCCAAGACTGATGCCAACATCTTGTACTTATTCATTGGTGAATACATTTCGCCAAGTGTTGGGTCTTGAGAGAATAGGTTGTGGAATGCCAGGTGCTTTTGCACCATGTTCTCCTGGTCACCATATCCAAGGTGAAACTCTACCTGGACGTCACGCTTGTCAGCCCATTTTGATGGGTCGATTTGCACATAGCGCCCTGCAAGTTCAACAATCTTCTCTTCACTTTCGTTCTCTACGATTAGTGAGTAGACCATACTGAATAATGGTTTGAGGAAGTTGTTTGCAAAGTTACGTGCGATCACTTTCTGGCGCTGTTGTGACATCGTAGCAAGCTGCTCAACCATAGCTGCTGAGTTCTGCTTGCTTAGTGCGTCTTTGTTCAAACCTTGTGATAGACGTGAGACACCTGACGTGTCTTCTTTCTCTTCGTCTAGCATCTGCATTGTTTGGAATACAAATGGGTTCAGAGACGCCTGTTGCATAGGACTGATGGCGTCTGGGCGTGTTACGTTTACAATACCACCGACACGATTATCAATCAGCTCTCTGGGGTTCGTTAGGCCACCTTTGACCACTGTGTATCTAGGGTTATTTGTAACCATTGCGTGATCAAGAATTGACCTGGTTAACACTGTACGTGCATTCTGGATACCAAGCAGCTTCTCAGCAAAGTTGTTACCGTGGAATGCGTGAGGGATAGGTAGAGGTACAAACGCTACAAATGGACGTCTGTTTACTATTTCTTTCTCAAGTAGAACATTAGATGCTTTGACTACTCTGTATAACTCAGCAACACCTGTACCTTCACAATCTAGTTCTATGTAAGATTCAGTGATTGTTACCTGGCGTGTTTGGCGCTGGTCGCCTCTAAAGTTAAAACCACGGTCAGCACCTATGTCGTCATGGCGCGATAGTATCTCTGGGTCACTGTCAAAGTCAGTATCTTCGTTGTCTGATATCTTATCAACTAAGTCATGGTCATAACCCATTTCAATAAGTTCAGAGATAGATTTCTTAGTGCGGTGTGCACAAAATGGCACTGTGTCCAGGGACTTTGCTTGTGGTGCAATTAGAAACTCTTCTGGCGCTATGGCTTCTACTTTTACCTGGGAAGTATCTCGAGTTACTCGGAGATCGCCACTGTATAGACCTATCTCATCTTGCTCGATTTCCTCGATCTCGACGTTGTCCTGGGCAAGTACCATGTCCAGCTCTTCTTCAGTCAAATTCTCAACGTACTCAAGTGTGCTTTCGTCTTGCATACACCAATAAACTTTGGCGATACCAGCGCGAGCTATAAGGCCATCGTGGATGACTGTCTGCATCGTCTCAAAGAGGTTATTCTGGCGATGTAAGACGTAGTCAGTGTACTCAGTACATACTTCTGCTGTGTCAACGTCATCGGCGTTCTGTGGGGCAAATCTAAGGGTTTTGTTACCTGTACTAAAAGTCTCTAGGAGTGCAGCTTTCATGCTTTCTACAGCGTCGTAGACATCTTGGCTTACAAACTTGCTGTTGCCATCGTGCGCTGGGCGCGGCAGCTTTGCAGCGTAGTAATCCATTACCCTGCGGCGTTCCCTGCTGAGTTCTGAGTCATAGTAGCCAATTGAACGTCTGAGGTTCGTGTCAACAATTGATACGATCTGGTCGTCATCAAGTTTTTTATAGTCATCTGATTTCATTTTTTAAACCATCTCAATGTAAAATTCATCGACTGCATCTATTGGTTCCCAGGCACCCTCATGGATGTGATTAGCCAGGGCCAAACTCATTACGCAGTCATCGAAGCATCCAGCTTCTGCCTCCATCCCACCGTTGTTATTAACAATGTATGTAAGCATTTCTCGGATAGTGACTTTGTCGTTTAGTGTAATCTTATTCTCCCGTACCGCTGCCCTTAGTTCGTCAATAATCAGGGGTTTGGTTTTGGAGGTAGTAGTGAAACCTAGTTTTACAGTCTCTTTGTCAGTTAGTTTGTCTACCTGGATCTCAGTGTAGAAATTAG